CGTTGCGTCACTCACACACTACGCCCCTCTTTCGAGTGTGTGTGAGCCCCAGACGGAGACGACTACTAGCACAGGCCATCGGTTTGTTAAGTCCGATGTTGTTAGTGCTTGCCTCGGCTGCTACTACCGCGATATAATTGCTAGTGGGTATATATGCATGGTTTTTACATTGTGGTTATGTAGTTTTTACGTTTTTAATCATCCACTGCAATAGGCTATGTGTGTCGAACGTTGAATAACAATATTTTCATTTTGGACGCAATCGTCATTTTATACTTTTTACGTTGTTAAGTTTTATGGTTTTTACGTTTTCTATGCCTACTACGCGATTTCAGTGATAGTGAAGTAAGTGCTGGTCGGCCCGGTCCAAACTGCTGTACCTGGGAATGTCAGCGTGACTGTGGGATTGACCGCGGGATCGGTGATCTCCACGGCAAACAGCCACGTGTTAGTTGTGGATGACAGTCCGGCTGACCAAATGAACCACGGTTGTCCCTCCACGGGCTTAATGGACTTGGCATTGGTAGTCGTTATGGTTGGAGTAAGCATCGTCGCCGTAGCGCCGTTACAAGCGATCCACACCTGATACCTGCCTGCCGCCCCTTTCGGAAAGGTGATAGTGTTGTTAAGCGTGCTAGCCGACAAGGAACCGGGAGCAACAAACGTGCCAGTGCTAAAAATAGAACTGACAGACAAGTTGTTCGCGAACCAGTTGGAGCACGAGGCGACTGTGGATGTGACGTTGCTGGCCACAATGGGCTTCTTCAATTCCACTTCATATGTCACCCAAAGGTCTCCCAAGACATTACCGTTGGTTTGACAACCAGTTACGGCAAGGTGCGTCTGCCCTAAGTCATACATAAGTTGAGTCTCGCCAGTGCCAACTGTACCGGATCGCACGTACTGGACGTTGAACGGGTTCTCCTTTGGATCACATTCAACCGGATGTGCGAATGGCTCAGATGGCACGGCCTCATTACTACAGTATTCATTCAACAGTTCAACCTTGCTTCCGGGAGCGTTGTCCGTGCTACGGTAGCTGGTTTGCAGCATGACTGATCCCAGAGCCGCGTTCGTGGAACTGACTGCCGAGCCTGACGTGGGAACATAGTGGAACACCATGCCCTTGATCCGGTATTCCTGGAACCTTACTGCAATACCTGCTAACCATGGAAATGTAACGCTCATCCCCGGGTTTAAGGGGAAACTTTGCTGGACCTGGAAGGTGGTAGACGACAATACCTCGCCTAAGTACTCCTTGTGTCGCACGACGATGCTTTGACCATCAGCGTGCATCATAGGGATACTAGACGCGGCCTTGAGTGAACTTCGCACTACACTGTTTGACCCAATGGCGTAATCGCCAGAGCCGAGCCATCTGGATATTGCTGCGCCAAGGGATGTACCCACGGCGCCGCCGGTAACCGGCGATCCTAGCATCGATCCCACCGCGCTGCCGCCTAAACCACCCAGAGACCGGAGGGCTTGGCCGAGCAATGTGACCTGCGCTGGCTGCGGCCGTTTGGTGGCCTTCTTCTTCTTCATTTGTACTGACACTGTTTTGCGTGTCTTCGGCATTACTTCTTGAATTATTACGTTCGGATACTCCTGTGATTGTGTATTTTATTAGATTGTACCCCAGCCTTTACGGCTAGAGCAGGGTAAGTGTGGTACTATCATTGGTGACGTCATAGGTGATTACGGGGTCCAGTACGTAATTACGATACCACTCCTCAAGGGTTTCCTGTTCATCGGGACTGATGCCCCAGGCCTCGAAGACTTGGACCCGCGTCCAAGCATCTGGAACCCTATACACCTCTGTCATGCCCTTAGACATAAGCTTCATACCGGTGGCGAACGTCGGGTCGTCCATCATTTTGCTAGTTCTCATGCACCCAATTCGTTGATATGCGGCGTAGAAGTCCTGTAGCACCGGCACGCCACCAGTGAGCCAAAGCCCACCGGTGCCGACCGCGGTGCACCATTTCTCGCGGTGCAGGTCGTTGGTCATTGGATGAACCGTGAGCGTGTCCTTACGGATGGCTACAGGTATGTTCCGTACCATGCGACATGCATCACCAATCTCAATCGGGTGCATTTGACAAAACTCGATCTGGTGCAGCTCGTGCACGGGGGCCTCAGCAACCATGCGAAAGCCCATGTCCAGAAACCAGTCCTGTACTTCACTCATAAACCGTGCCAAGTGTTCTTGCTCCATGAAGACGACACAGTCGTCACCATTATTTACTAGCTTGACAGGTACACCAACGTGTGAAGAATATGCGTGCACCATGGCACACATTAGCAAACAATTTCCGAGTCCAGTGTTCATGTCACCACTAAAGCGCTTACCAGTGACTGTATACCTCAACTTTCCATCCGGTGCGTATCCATAGCCCTTGTTATTCATCTGCCAACGCAACAATTTACGCAGTGTTCTATCACCACCAAACAAGCTCAAATAATACTCGTGCTCCCACCGCAACGCGGCGGGAGATACATGCATGTCGAACTTGGTAGCGTCTAGACCAACCGCAACCGGACGGTTGAAGCTCCTCCACTTCCCTCTAATAATACGGCCAATTTGCTCTACATTGTAACCCTTCATAACTGTGGGACCGTCCCCGAATACCTTCCCAATGGCCTTGTACACGCGATACTCAATTGCTTTAATGTACCTACCAAGACAGAGATTGTAAACGGGGTCCCGCGGCTGTATGCAACGTGGTGCTTTGGCCGGGTTGACCAGTTCCATTTTAACGAAGGCTATGCTTGCAGCATGTTGGCGACTCAACCCCAACTGGACCAACCTCTCTAGTGCACGATCATATATTGCTCTCCTGCGACCAAGGTACGTCTCCACAACTTCCCGGAGGCTCATCTTGGTGGCGGTTGGATCAATATCAATCAACCGTGCTCTAAAAGTGGCTAGCCTAGACGTGAACCGACCCGGGTTCACGGGAGGCGGAGATACGTACTGCCCATCAACCTCACAATAATACATGCGAGTTAGCAGTGCGCACTCCAGTGTAGCAATGTCAGCATTGTTGACCCCTAGGTCTAGGTTGCCTGACAGCTCTTTAATAGCATACAACCTACGGGGCTTGACTGTCTCCTTAGCGTGTCGGTCGACGTGCAGTCGGGGGTCACTCAACTCAGTAGAGTGACTCACACCGTCGACCACGCCAAGGCAGCCCTAGGCAACCGCGGGGCGCCTGACATGGGCATAGCCACCCACGCCGAACGCCTCCGCGAGCCATTCCTTGATGTCCGTCCATTTGTTGGACGGTCCCGCTCCCTGCACCCTAGAACGCATGGTGCTAGCGTACCGCGACTTGACCATGCCGGCCGCGATCACATCCTCCTCATCGGGGATGAACACGGCGGCAATGACTCTCTCTATCACGGCACGCATGTGGGTGGGCCGAACTCCATGCCTGGACATTATGTTGTGCGCCATTCGGCGTACAGCAAGTCTATTTGCCTCATTGTCTTTTGGGGTACCAAGTCTGTTCTTGATTTCAGCCGTAACCGCCGCACCATAGTCACTGCGATTGCGTGACGGTATACGACGGTGTTGCTTCACTTCAACAACATCCTGACACACCCTGTAGACGCTGGATGGCCCCACAGCATGGAATTTGACATCATTGTCAGTTGGCGGAGCCAGTTGCGACGGATCACTACATGGCTCCTTATCCGTTACTGGTTGTGTGACCGTGAGTTCAACACTCACGTCGCTCAAACCAGGGGTGGTGGCATCAGCCACCAACCCAGCCGCGCTTTCCACATCAAAAAGTGGCTCAGCAAGGTTATCACCATGTGTGACAACTCCCCCCTCGGCAGTTTTCAGGGGGTCCCGCTCGTCTGCGGGTAGTTCCAGCCAATTGTCTTCAATCACGATATGTTTGGCCTGGCTACTAACATGATGCCGGATGGCATCATGGGTGTAACTGACCAGACTTTCGGCAATGCAATCCGGCGCGTTTTGGTAATCACGGCAGTTCTGTGCTACAATGGGACTGTCATGACTGGCACAACAGACCCACGTACGCACAAATCGTGCGGTGTCCCTGAACACATCTCGCCATGCCTCTTTAAGCTCGCGAAGGTCGTTAGCTGGGAACATTGTTTCGGAAGAATACTCCCTGGAGACAAGTTG